ACCCCCTCAGGAGCTTCTAAATCGCTAGGCGGTACCACCATAGGAATGTATGATGGTACGTCTGCTGTAGGTAAAGGTATAGATATGGTTTCTATTTGTTGTATTGGTGGAATAACTATTGTTGGTATCACCATTTGTTGAGTGGACATTTTGCTCCTTTAACTAATGTTTTTAGAGGAACGATACATCCACATTCTTTACAAAGGCGAAAATTCCGTTCATAGGAAGGGCAGCTAGAGCAAATCTTTAACTTACTCTCCCTCGGAATACCAGTTTTCATCTTCCATTAGTGCTTTTCTAGCTGCACTGTATTGGTCCCAAGTCATTGTGTCTTCAGTCTTGGGGAACTTAGCTTTAGTGAGTTTTATGTTATTGTCTACACCTTTAAGCATAGTATCGTCACCTTCTCTTGCTTTAAATGCAGCTTCTAATTGATCTGCGTAAGTTGGGTAACATTCTGATCTAGCTTGATCGTAAGTAATTATAGACTTACCACCATATGGGTCATTTGGAATTTCACCTACTGTACCTTCGTCACCAACTTTTACAGGTAAATCATCTGTACTTACACCATCATTTGGACGGAATTGAGAGATAGCAATAGCATAAGCTCTTGCAGTCATATCTTTAGCTGTAGCTATATTTGCATAGCTTCCGTCTTCATATTCAACTTTAATGTGATATGAATCAGCATCTGTAATTTTGTATTTCATAATTAACTTCCGGCTACTGAACCTGAATTGTGGAATGTCATGTAATGTCTGTTTTGTATGTAGTATCCTTTGTTTCCGCCACCGGAACCTCCAGCACCGGCTGAACCTCCTGAACCGCCTGAACCACCAGCTCCGGTACCATTGTTTCCGTTAGCACCCGGGTTTCCTGTTATTCCGGTTAGACCTGTGTTTCCTTGGTTTCCGTCACCACCGTCAGTACCCCATGAACCTCCGTTTCCGCCAGTTCCGCCAGTTCCGCCTTGTCCACCAGTTCCTCCGGTACCACCAGCTCCAGCATTGTTAGTACCAGCTCCTCCAGAGTTACCTCCAGAACCAGCTCCACCGGCTGAACCGCCTGAACCGTTTTGAGCAGATTGACCGTAGCCTTGTCCTCTACCGCCGTCTCCGCCAGCTCCTCCAGAACCACCGGAACCTCCAGAACCACCGTTTCCTCCAGATTGTGCGTTGTTTGCATAACAACTAAAGGTCACTCTTCCGTGCCACCAAAATCTAGATTTAGTTCCTTGTTGATAACCAGTTATGTTTCCAAAAGTATGCCATCCAAAAATTACGCCACAGAAATATGAACCGGGAAGTGGTCCTGCGTTGTGTGGATATTGTGTGAACATACTAGATGCTCCTACATAACTTTGGTATTGACCAGCTCCACCAGTACCTCCTGTACCGCCTTGTCCGCCAGTACCACCGGTACCGCCTTTACCGCCACCTCCACCGCCAGCATAAACCTGACCGCCAGAGTTGTTGTAAAAAGTGATATTACCGTTTTGATCTGATCTTACGGCTGAACCACCGTTTCCGCCATTAGCTGAACCTCCAGTACCTTGAATACTTCCTGTATTTTGTACAATTAATGTACCTCCCATTGACCCTTCAATAGTCATAGCAGGGTTTCCATTACTACTACCTACAGTTACACCGCTATTAACGATAAGTCTTTTAGGTACAGCAGTTGACCAGTTTGAGCCATAAGCTGAACTGAGTTGGAAGTTGGTTGTATTACTAGAGATTGTGTATTGTATTTCGTTAACGGCACCATAAAAGTTACCAATACTAATAGTTCCTGAAGTAGGAACGTTTGTATTGTTAGCTGGTACGGCACCACCATTTCTATAATATTCAGATAACGAATGGGGGACTGACCCACCAAATTCACCGACGATATCAGTCATACTGATTGAGCCGGAGCTTTGTAAAGCCATTACTTACCTCCTTTTAATTCGTCTACTTCTGCTTTTAATTCGTTTATTGCGTTTATAAGTACGCCTACTATTTTTCCGTAGTCAACTGATTTAACTTCTGTTGTTTCTCCTGTTTCAGGGTTAACGTCTTGATTAGTTAAAACTACTTCTGGTAATACTTCTTCTACTTCCTGTGCAATAACACCAATACCAGCTTTACCATCTGCTAACCATTTATAACTAACACCACGTAACTTACCGCAGATACCAAGAGCATCGTTGATAGTAGAAATATCAGTCTTAAGCCTTGCGTCAGAGTAAGCTGTTACGTTACCAGAAGCAACTGCGTTACCACTACTGTCTATATAAAATATATTACTTCCACCTGAGTTTCTAAAATGAAATGTACCGGCTGCTTGGAAATAATAATGACCACTATAGTACTGAATTTTACCAGTATGTTCTCCTGTCCAAGCACTAGTAGTGTTATTAAATCTAATATCACTACCAGCACCAATAGTTGCAGCACCAGCTCCACCAGTAAATGTAATGTCGCCTGCTGCTGTATCTGCTGTATTAGATCGTAAAAAGTTACTTGAATCAATACCATCTAAAGTGTCAGCATCTAACCCACTGCCAGAACCGTCATTACCAGAGTGCCAGACAGCATAGTCAGAACCATCAACTAAAAATCTTAGACCGCTATTGCCAGATTGTATTCTTACATGTTCGTTAGCTTCTTCATTTGAAAGTTGTAAGAAACCTCCAGAGTTCCATTGAATATATGCTTTATCAGTATTATTTTCTCTAAATCTTATGTAAGGGTTAGCTGAACCACGAAGAAGTAAGTGTGCATCAGCAGCACCACTGGTATTACCAATAACTATTGGATATGAACCAGTATTTTGAAAATCATATTGACCAGTTAAAGTATCACTAGCGTCTGATCTTACAAAACTAGAAGCATGTAAACCATCAACTTGGTCAGCATTAATGTTTAGTGCATCAATTTCTGCTTTAGTCTGGTCGTCTTTAGCTCCAGAATCTATACCATCTAATTTACTACCGTCAGCAGCTACGTCTCTACCGTCAACTGTTCCTGAAACTGAGATGTTTCCTGTTACAGCAACACCACCTTGAAGGGTTGCTTGACCACCTAAAGTTAAAGTACCAGATTCATCTAAAGCTAATAGTTGAGATCCTGACCCAGTACTACCATCTTTATACCATTTAAAAGACCTATTAGTATCATCATTATCTGAGTCGATATTAAAGGTCATTGCTTCTTTAGCGTTTATATGACCAGATGAAGTATCTGCTGTACCTAAATCTAATATTCCTCCTTGAAGAGTTCCGTTAGCAGCTACTATATTTCCAGAAGTACTTATAGTTTGCGAACCAAAACTTGGGTTAATTTTAGTTCCAGCTATCGCAGCGTTAGAAACTACGTTTCCATTTGTAACTGTTACGTCTGTTGGTAAAGCTCCACCAGCAATCTTAGTTGTTGCTATAGAATCTGTACCTAGTCGTCCTGCTATTGAAGCTGAAGATACGTTATTCATATCTTCTCTTGCTAGTGGTCTACCACCAGCTTGTGCGCCATCATGTACGACGGCTGTGTCTTTTGTTGTGTCTATTGTGACTTCGCCTTCGGCACCTGTAAATGATGCGTGCGCAGTAGTCGAGCCACGTCTTAATTTTAATAATTTTGCCATTTAAATTGTACCGAAGTCGAGTTGTAAATTGTTTCCGCTTATAGTTGCTACCTCTGTAAGGTTGAAGTTATTGCAATCTAATGCACCAGCAAGTTCAGGTGTAGTATCGTCAGCTACGTTCTGAATACCAGAGTTAGATGTAATACCTAACCATGCAGAACCGTTATAGTTTTTTAATGTATTAGTACTTCCGTCAAACCATAAATCACCAGCACTAGGACTGGATGGTTGAGTGTTAGAAATTTGGTATTCATTTGCATACCTATTAACATCTGAAATAGATGCGGAAACTGTGTTTATATTTGTCGCGTTAGAAACTGCTGCGTTAATATTTGATGCGTTGGTAACCGCAGCGTTAATATTACTTGTATTGTTAGCTACCGCAGTAACGTCTGAGTTGATAGTAGCCACGGTATTAATGTTTGTAGCATTGGTGACAACAGCATTAATATTTGATGCGTTGCTAACAGCAGCATTAATATTAGAAGCGTTAGCTTGTACGGCGTTAATGTTTGTTTCATTTGCTTGTACCGCATTAATGTTAGATGAATTGTTTGCAACTGCTGTTACGTTAGAAGTTATACCTCCAACCGCTACAACACTAGAAGCAATATCAGCTACAGCTTTAATTGGGTCTTCGACTACAGTTATGGTGTTACCCATACCACTGTGATTTGTACAGTAATATTGGAAATTAGTTGGTTGTGATTCTGGTATTACAATTTGTACTTTTGCACCAGTTTGTCCCTGAGTACCAGTAACCGTTACGTTAGTTGAGTACTGTGAACTACCAGCATAAAATCTAAATGGATGAGCACCATTAGAACTATCACTCACATCAAATGTATAAGTCCAACCTTTGTGTAGTGTAAGGGTAGGAGCTTGTACTCCATCTATTAAGAATTTACCTCCAGATGCAGTGACAGTAAATGTTCTTTCATCTTCTAAAGCATCTGCAACTATATCTAATGAACCATTAGAACTACCTGTAGATACAGGGTCAGTAATTAATCCGAGGTCTTCTGCATAAGTAATCGCACCTGAGACAATAGCAATATCGTTAAGAACACTCTGTGCAGGGGTGATGATAGCCCAATTAGACCCGTCCCATACCCGTAAATTGCCATTGGAATTATCAAACCATAAATCACCGCTTTGTAAACTTGTTCCATCTACTCTTTGTGAAGGTGGGTTAGAATCTATTTGATATAAATCTGCAAAGTTATTTATGTCAACTACGTTTGCACCGGCTGCCACAATGTTAATAATATTCTGAGCAACAGTATTAACTTGAGTAGCTATAGGTACTAATCTGTGAAATGTATATTCATCAAGAGTTGCTGTAGATTCAACTAATAAACCAAATCCACTTGGCAAATCTAAAGGAACATTTTTTATAGTTACTGTTCTATTTCCGGGAGCGTCTGGACCACTACTAACAGCTACTGTTCCGTTAGCAATACTTACATTAGTTCCAGTACGAGTATATCCAGTAGTTAAAGCACCAATACTTAATATTGCTGATTGACCTGTAGCACCTTGTGGGTTTGTATTTGGAAAATTTAATTCGTCAGCAATAACTGTAAAACCACCAACCTCGTCAACAAGGTCAATAATTCTTGCGTTAATAGCAGCAGTTGTAGCTACAAATGAGTCTGAGTTAGACCAAGTTTGTCCACTAGCAAGTGTTTCTGAAGAATCCTGTCTTAGGAATAAAGCTTCAGCTTCTGTTTCTGTGTAGTATCTGTTATCTAATTGACCAGCGTCTAGCTCTGTTTCTGTATAATACCTAGTATCAGCAGCACCGTTAGCTATTTCTGTTTCAGTAAAATATCTACCATCTAATGCACCATTTAAAAGTTCTGATTCTTGGAAATACTGGTCATCTAATTGACCACCATTTAGTTCAGCTTCGGTATAATATCTACTATCAATAGCACCGCCAGTAGTAAGTTCAGTCTCAGTAAAATATCTGTTATCTAGTTGACCAGCATCTAGTTCAGTCTCGGTATAATATCTACCATCAACGGCACCATTAGTTAACTCACTTTCTGTAAAATATAAATTATTTAACTGACCACCATCTAGCTGACTTTTTGTGTAGTACCTAGGGTCAAGAACTCCATTATCAAGTTCTGTTTCTGTGTAATATCTATTGTCTAGTTGTCCAGCATCTAGTTCGTTTTCTGTGTAATATCTATTGTCTAGTTGACCAGCGTCTAGCTCAGTCTCAGTGTAATATCTATTATCTAATGTACCTAATTCTATATCTTCTTCTTTAATGCTTCTGTTAACTACGTTGTCTCCAGAAACAGTTATATCTATAGGTAGAGGACCTCCTCCTAATTTATCTAAAGTTACAGAATCGTTTAATAATTTAGAACCTTGTATATTTGCACTAGGACTTACGTCCGCATCTTTTATAGTTCCATCAACTATGTTGTCAGTGTTGACAGTAATGCCTGTTGGTAGTGCACCATTAGCAAGTTTTGTAAGTCCTATAGCTGCGTTTGCATTAATATCATCATTAACGATAGTTCCATCTAAAATCTTTTGAGATGTAACTTGTCCATCTCTAAGGTCCTGTTCAATTATGTCGTTTCTACTTTCTTGAATACCATGTCTAACTAAAGTTTCTAAGGCATTTAAGTCCGCAGCTTTAATAGATGAACCGGGAGTAAAAGTTACTGTAGGTGTAGTTACATCTGTTTCACTATATACGTGTATGGTTTTACCGCTTTGGTCATCTCCAAAGGTAATGCGCGTGCTGTTAGCAGCTATTTTGTATTCTCCTGTCCCCGGAGTTCCTGTAGTACCTATAAAGGTTAAAGGATTACCTCCGTTAATTCTGACTTTAATGTCAGATTCATTTATGTATTGAGTTGTAAAATCTAACAACTTGCCACCGGCTATAGTTGTTGATGTAAATTCTTCAGTTTTTGTCGCCATTTATCTAAGGGATAATTTGACGGGCGGATTATTTAGGCATCTCTAGCATCTTATCTATAGTGTCTTTATTAGCACTTCTATTTTTTAGCTTTTGATTCCTTTCTTCGAGTAACAACTTTTGGACGTCGTTATCTTTTTTAATGCTTGCCCAAGCTCGTTTTTTAGCTCGGTCAAACTCTCTCGCAATTTTTTTGTAGTGGGGAAATGATTTTGGTTCGACATCAGCTAATCCATTTTTACGGTGCCAGTTCATCTCTGCAAGTGATATTTGCATATTCTCTGACCTAGCCATCTCATCAAACTTAGCTAGTAAGTTTTGTTCACCTATAGCTTTCTGGAACATTGATCTAACTTTTGGACTGTCAGACAAATCTGTTCCATCAGGAGCTGTATATGTAGAAGTTCTCATATCATAGCCACTGTTAAATAAAAATTCTCTACCTTCTGAGTAATCTAAATTAAAGTTAACAGGTGAGAACGCATTAAACATACGAGTAATAAAATCGTGATCTTTAATAGGTTTGCCAGTTAATATATCATACTTAATTGGTAGTGGGTCTGCTGCAATATTTTCAGTTATTAAGTTTCTGTTTCTTATAGAGCTCTGTAAATCAGAACCTAGCTCTCTTGTGTATGGTGTTAGTACTTTACCTATCTCATTTCTAAGACCAGACAAAGGTACTGTGTTATTCATTAGAGAAGCAATGATTCTATTAGACTGTCCGGGTTGACCAGAGAATAGATCAACAAATGACTGCATACCAGCTAGATAGGATTTACTTGTAACTGTACTTCCCATTGCCATAGCTAGTTTTAATAATCTATCTTCAGCCCATTCTTCACCCATTAACTGTTGGTGATCTCCTATATCTCCTACTAATGCAAGTATTTGGTTATATGGTTCAAAGGCATCATAATTTACCCAGACATCACCAAGTTTTATAGTCCTTGGTTTCCATCCCATATCTAACCATGCTTGTCTTTGCTTTCTATCTGTAGGTCCATTACCATGTAAGTTACCACTAAGATACGCCATAGACGCCATACTTATAGCAGCAGAACCGATAGCTAATCTACCATTCTGTATAGCTTTAGCATTCATTAAATCCTGTGGAGTTTTAATACCATACTGTAGTAAATCAGAAAGATCATCTCCGGGTTTAGCTTTAGCTATCATGTTAAACTCTTTAACAAAGAAGTTAAAACCGGGAGTATGTTTAGCGGTTAGTGCTAATCCATTAACACCAGTTCTAGCAAATAGGAAGAAAGGTCTAGCCCATGGTGCTTCATCAAATGCTTTAGCTAAGCTTTTACTAAAACCAGTTAGGTCTTGAGTAAGTGTAGCTTCTCTTCTACTGAAGTCAGCCATCTCGTCAGCTAAACTACCATCAGGTTTAAATATCTGTTGATTAAATAAATCTTCTTGATTCTTAAAAAATGTTTGATCTAGGTTACTGAAGTTACCATCAGGTAATCTATCAGCAGCAGCTAGAAATGCTTTTTCTCTAGCTCTAGCTCTACCTATCATTAGTGCAAAGGTATCGTCAGTAGCTGCCATAATCTTAGTAGAATATGTAAGAAGACTACTATCATTCAACCCTCTAACCATGTTAGCTGTACGATATAATGCTTTATCTACTGCATTACCTCTAGTTTCTGCCCAATGTCCATACATTTGCCATTGGTCATCTAGTTTATTTCTTTCTACAAATCTAGTTTTCATTGTAGATAAATCACCAGCCCAGTAACTATTTAATCTTTTTCTAAAATATTTAAAAGATTCTGGAACCATCTCACGCATTGAATTGAGAGAAGCTAATGCAGCTCTAGTTATAGTTGCATCACCTTTCATTAAACCTCCCATAGCCATAGCCATAGGTCTGGTAAATGCTGCGGTAGATGTACCCATAATTGCGCGAACTGATGTTTTAGGTCCTGATAGAACACTATGAGTAAACATAGTTCCCATCTCTCTCAAGAATGCACCAGTCTTTTTCTTATCGCCAGCAAATGTACCACCTCTCATTTTCTTA